CACAATTACAAATACAAATTTACAAATATTAGAACAAGCGGCTAGTGGTTATATTGCTGTTGATGTTGCATCTAGTGATGTAGCTTTAGCTCTATCTAATCATGCTGTATCAAACGGTAAAAATTTATACTTTAAATTTACAGGAACTTTAGCTGCAAATAGAACGGTTACAATGCCTGACTCTGCAGAAAGAGTATTTATAGTAGAAGATGCAACCACTAGATCATCAAGTAATTATACATTAACAGTTAAAACAGTGTCTGGCACAGGTATTGCGCTACCTATAGGATCTAAATGTTTATTATACTCAGATGGTACAAATGTAAATTTAGGTATAAGACAAAAAGGTTATTATACACCAACAACTGCATATACTGCCGTAGATGGAGATCAACTATTAATTGATACGTCTGGAAGTGGTATTGGATCAGCTGTTACTATAACTTTACCAGCGTCACCAGCTGTAGGTTCAGAGGTTCATTTTATAGACAGTGGTAATAACTTTGCATCAAACAATTTAACCATAGCTAGAAACAGTTCAAATATTTTAGGTTCGGCATCTAATTTAGTAGTGTCTACCAATGGCGCTGCTTTTACTTTAGTATTTGTAAATTCAGCAAGAGGCTGGGCTTATAAAGATAAAATATAGGAGCACGGATCATGGCTCTAATTGAGTACAAATTTAAACCCGGTATAGATAAACAAAATACCGAATCAGGAGCAGAGAATCGTTGGGTTAATTCTGACAACGTAAGATTTAGATATGGCCTACCAGAAAAAGTAGGTGGTTGGTCCTCTCTTATAACCGATACAATTGTTGGTGTTGCTAGAGCACAACACGCTTTTGTCGACATAGCTGGTAATAGATATGTTGCAATAGGCACAGATAAATTTTTACTGTTATATTTTGAGGGGCAAGTTTATGATATTACTCCACTTAAAACTACTCTAACTTCTGCAACCATAGCAACTACAAGTGGATCAGCTACTTGTACGATTACAAAATCAGGACATGGTTTATCTATTGGAGACATAGTTCAATTAGATAGTGTTACACTACCAAGTGGTACAGGATTTAGTGCATCTGATTTTGAAGATAAAAATTTTCAAGTAATTACAGTTCCAACATCTAGCACATTTACGATAACACAATCATCTAATGCTAGTGGCACCGTATCAACAGGTGGTAGTTTAAGTATTAAACCCTATGAGCCTGTAGGACCTAGAGCACAATCATATGGTTATGGTTGGGGTATCGCTGGTTGGGGTAGTGGTAATTGGGGAGAAGCAGCAACTGCATCTGATGTAACACTAGAACCAGGTTTATGGTCTTTAGATAATTTTGGTCAAGTGTTAGTTGCAACAGTATTAAATGGTAAAACTTTTACATGGAATGCTGGAGCTTCAACACCTTTAGAAAATAGAGCGTCTACAACGACATCTGGTTTTGCTACAGGAAGTAATCCAACAGCAACAAGAGTCAGTTTAATTTCACCAACAACTAGACACTTATTACATTTTGGAACAGAAACGACTATTGGAGACACAACCACACAAGACGACATGTTTATAAGATTTTCCGATCAGGAAGATATTAACACCTATACACCTTCAGCTATAAACACTGCAGGAACATTAAGATTACAAGATGGCACAAAGATCATCGGCGCGCTAAAAGCAAAAGAAGTTATCTTGATCTGGACTGATAATGCATTGTATACGATGAAGTTTATAGGTGGTCAGCTTGTGTTTGGTCTAGAGCAAGTGGGAACCAACTGTGGACTAATAGGTCAAAACGCTGTTGTTGAAATAGATGGGGCTGCGTTTTGGTTAAGTTCAAAAGGTTTCTTTCTGTATGATGGTACAGTCAAAAGTATACCATGCACAGTAGAGGACTTTGTGTATGATGATTTTGATACGACAAAAGGACAGCAAGTTGCAGCTGGATTAAATAACTTGTACACAGAAATTACTTGGTATTATCCATCATCTAGTTCTGAATACAATGATAAGTATGTTGTATTTAATTATGGAGAATCTGCAGGTGTGCCAGGGGGTGTCTGGTATACAGGAACAGAAGCTAGAACAAGTTGGATTGATTCAAATGTTTATCCAAATCCTTTTGCTACAAAATATGATTCTACCGCAGATGGCACATTTCCTGTTGTAGTTGGTCAAACAGGTTTAGGACAAACAACTTATTTTGAACATGAAGTAGGCACAGATCAAATTAATCCAAATGGTACAACAACCACGGTTACATCATTTATAGAATCTTTTGATATAGACTTACAACAAAGGGGTAAAGATGCACAAGGTAGATCAACTGGACCAAAAATTGCAGGAGAGATATTTCTAGCTATGAGAAGATTTGTACCAGATTTTAAAACATTACAAGGTAATGCTAAAGTTAGTTTAGATGTAAAAAGATATCCTCAACAATCTTCTACACAAACAGGTCTAAGTCCTTTTACAATAACATCTAGCACAGATAAAAAAGATACAAGAGCTAGAGGTAGATTTATAAGTGTTAAAATAGAAAACGATGCCACAAGTGAATCATGGAGATTTGGCACATTAAGATTAGATTTACAACCGGATGGAAGAAGATAATGACTAAAATAAATATAAGAATACCAGAACCAAAAACAGAATATGATATATCTAATCAAAAGCAAATCAATAGAGCTTTAACATTAATGAAGGATCAATTGAATTCTACTTTTTTAGATGAAATAAAACAGGAGCAAGAGAGATTCTCTTGGTTTTTAAGTGGCTAATATATATACAAATTCAAAGGTAGATTTAACGAGCACAGCTGAAACTGTTGTCTATACAAGTCCAGCAGCAGGTACATCTACAACTGCAACAACTAGTATAATTAAATCTATACTAGTATCTGAGGACTCAGGTAACGCTGACAGTATAACTTTAACGTTAACAGATGCTTCTTCAAATGTGTTTAGTTTGTTTAAAACAAAGGCTATTTCAGCCAATGCAACAGTAGAACTACTGACACACCCTCTTATTATTACAGAGGGAGAGATTATAAAAGCAACAGCAGCATCAGGAAATAGGTTACATATCGTATTTTCTGTGTTACAAATAACAAGAGATTAATATGGCATTTACAGAACCACCATCAGTGAGATACGTGACTATAGACGGTAAAGAAGTACCAGTAGTTGAATGTGAAACTGAGATAGTATTGAGAAACAAAAAAACAAATTATGAATATAACTCTGATAAAGAGGCAGAGGACGATATCGCAAACCCAGATACAGATACTGTAAAAGAAGATGTTACAAGATCTGTAAAAATTAAAGTGGCTCACATGCCACCATTAGGAGCAGGATCAGAAGAAGATGGCAATAACTAGAGCACAACAATTTAGACAAATGTTAGAAGATGGTGGTATGTTAGTACAACCATCTATGACTGGTAAACGTCCAGGTTATCGTGGTGATGCTGCAGCTAAAGCGGCAGAAGCAAGAGAAACAGAAACAGGTCAAAAATCATCAAGAGCAGCAACAACTTCTAGAAGTGATCCGGGTGAAAGAGATACACCGGGCTTTAATCGTAACACAGGAATATTTGAAAGACCAGACGGAACACCCGAAGGAGCAAGAACACCTGAAGAAGTACAACAGTCTCTTGATGCAGCTAAAGCACAAGGTTTTTTTAAGAAAAAAAATCCAATAGAAAAATTTTTAGATAACTATACAAAAGGAACAAGAAAGACTCTTTACAGTGTTTTTCCTAACAATCCTAGAAATGAATTAGATTATTTAAGATCACTACCTATCTCTCAAAGGGCTTTACTCTCTCCCGCTTTACGTGCAAAATTAGAAGCACTTGAATTAGATGAAGATCAAGATTTATTAGATACAGCCAATACCAAATTTACTTTTGATGAGTTTGAAGAATTAAGAAAATTTCAACCAACCGATGGTTCATTAAACTTTGCAGAATACGCAGCTAAATTTAAAGGTGCACCAGGTTTATTATATTCTGGTGATGTAGGTAATTTAGAAAAATATGTGACCGGTAAAGATGAGTTTGGTAGAACTATGTATGGTTACAGAGAAAAAAGAGATGACGGACCAGGAGATCAAATTTTATTTCCTTTAGGCAAAAAGCCAGGTGATCCTAATCAAGATCCTGGTGATGGTGGTGGCGATAACACTCAAACAGGAATTGGCCAAGCTTTTAGATTCTTGAGCCGTGGTGGTAGTCCAATGGATGCGCCTAAAGAAGGTATTATGCAAATGGCATCAGCTCCAGATCCTATGGATACAAGAAATGACATGATGCAAAATCTTGCGATAGATACTTTTGGTAAACCTTTAAAAGATTTAACTGAAGATGAAATAATTCAAATAGAAGAAATGATGATGGAGATGGATCAATATGGAAGTAAACGAATGTCTAGACCAAATAAAATGATGGCTGACCTAGATATAAAGTCAATGATAGATAAGGCTAAAGAACAATTGTCTGAATCAAGATTTGGTAAATCTTATGACGAATTAGACCCTTTAGAAAAAGAATTAATTCTAGAAATAATAAGAGGTGTAGGAAAAGATGTATTTGGTGAAAGACAAATGCCAGAATCAAATAGAGCCATGGCTCAAGAAGGTGGAATCATGGACTTTGAAACAGGAAGACAAATGTATTTCTTGGGTAAGTTAGTTAAAAAAGCAACAAGAGCTGTTAAAAAAGTTGTTAAATCACCATTAGGTAAAGCCGCTTTAGGTATTGCAGCTCTTAAATTTGGACCAGGGTTATTAGCAAAAGATAGTGCTTTTGCAAAATTTATGCTTACGGATCCTAGTAAAGGTTTTTCTTTAAGTAATTTGTTTGGTAAAGGTTTAACGGGAAAAGGTGCTATGGCAGGTATTGCTGCTCTATCAGCGGCACCTTTGTTGTTTCAAGAAGATGAAGAAGAGGATCAAACATTCGACAGAGGTCCTGGATTAGATATAGATTATATAAGAAATAATCCATACACTTTTATACCTAGAAGATTTGCCGCTGAAGGTGGAGGTATAGAACCAGTGGCTAAAAAGACTATGCCACTATTAGACATGGGTGGTAAAGAAATGGATCTTAGAGAAAATGGTGGCTTTGTACCAATAGGTAGAATGGAAAAGGCTGACGATGTGCCTGCAAGATTATCAAAGAATGAGTTTGTATTTACAGCAGATGCTGTTAGAAATGCCGGTGATGGCGATGTAGACAAAGGCGCAGAAGTTATGTATAATATGATGAAAAACCTCGAAGCCGGGGGTGAAGTATCTGAAGAATCGCAAGGCTTAGAAGGCGCTAGAGCAATGTTTCAAACATCAAAAAGATTAGAGGAAGTATTATAATGGCTGTACAAGAAACAAGAAATTTACCCGCACAGTTTGTAGAAGATTTAGGTGTAGATCTAGCAGAACAGGTAACGGCCCAATCGGGTGTACCCGTAGTAACACAAGGTTTAGCCGATCTTCAGAAAGCAGCGCAAGCGGCAGGTATACCAGCAACAAAACAAGCTTTTGAAACACAAGAACAATTTGATAAAAGAAAAGGTTTATTTGACGCTCAACAAAGAGCAGCGTTAGGTTTTGAACAAAGACAACTAGCTTTACAAGGACTTGCACCACAAGTTGCAGGTTTATCAGGCAGAGAAATAGAAGCTAGAAAAATAGCAGATGCAGGTATTGGATCTTTTAGACCTTTTTTAGCAACAGCACAAACACTTACAGGGGCCGGAGCAGGAACAGGAGCAGGATCTGTTCAAGAGTTCATGTCACCATATCAACAACAAGTTATTGATACGTCATTAGCAGAATTTGATAGACAAGCAGAAATACAAAGACGAGGTATTAGAGATCAAGCTGTTGCAGCAGGAGCATTTGGTGGCGGAAGAGAAGGTGTGCAGTTAGCAGAATATGATGCAGCATCAGATAGAAATAGATTAGCATTACAAGCAGGATTATTACAACAAGGTTTTGGTCAAGCAGTTGCAAGAAGAGATAAAGCTTTACAAGATCAATTAGGTTTAGCAGGTTTAGTTCCATCATTAATAGGGCAAGACGTTGCTTCACAAGGTCAATTAGGTGGAATAGATAGAGGTCTAGCACAAGCACAGGCTGATGCTACAAGAGAAGCAACAAGACAAGCTACATTCTTACCACAAGAACAATTAGATAGATTCGCAGGTCAAGTAACAGGAATTATGGGTGGTTATCCTGCACAATTCCAAACAACAAACATACCTAACCCTACACCATTACAAACAGCGTTAGGAGTTGGTACAACACTTGCTGGATTATACACAGGATTTAATCCACCAATACAAAGAGTTCAAAACGTACCGGTTGCATAATTATGAATAGAACTTTGAAACGACCAATGTTTAGAATGGGTGGTTCATCAGGAACTGGCATCACATCAGGACTTGATAACACACAAGAATTTAGACCTGGTTTTAATGTTGGTAGTAATCCTTTTAATAATCCAGTGTCTATGGACTCTGCAATGCAAAGAGGATTGGCTTTTAGAAAACCAAAAGCAGAATCACCTGCTTTTGATGCTGCAACAGAAGCACAAAGAAGAATTGATTTAATAAATCAACTTGCACCTAGAACAACTACACCTTTTTCACCAGGCACTCTTTCAGGTTTTTTAACAAGTGCCGGATTAAATTTATTATCTGCAACACCAAGAGGTAATATATTTGCTACGGCTGCAGGAGCTGCACAGGATCCGTTTAAACAATTTCAAGAAGCAAAAGGTAAACAATCTGCAGAGGATAGAGCACTTGCATTAGCTGCAACACAAGCTGCTATCACAAGAGGCGATACATTATCTGACGTAGAGAGAAAAGAACAGTTTCAATTAGGAATGGCAAAACAAGCTGTAAAAGATGAAAGAGCACTTCAAGAATTTATCTATGATAAAAAATTAGAGATTGAAAAAGTAAAAGGTGAGTATGATGTAAAAGCTGAAGCAGCCGGTGGTGGTGATAAATTAAACATAGAGGTCACACAAGATTTAATTACGAATGCTTCAAGATCAATTTTTGATGCAAGAAATACATTGAATGCCGGTGTAAAAGAAGTTGATGGTAAAGAGGTTCCTCTTACAGAAACTGAGACGAGAGAGTTGAATCAAATTATTACACAAAATGAATTATTTTTAGAAAAACAATTAGGATTGCCTGCAGAGTATGCTGCAATATTACAAAGTCCTGATAGATATTATGAGGCTAAAAAATCAGCTGTAGCTGATGAAAACAGAAGAAGAAAAGAAGAATGGCTTGCAGCTAATCCACAGGAAACAGGGGAAACTAAAAGAAATTACGAAAAAAGATTTAAAGCAGGTGTTAAAGAAGTTCAATTGAGTTCACAAGAGGCAGATACAATTACTCAAGAATATGTGCGTAAACAATATTATAGATTTGGAAACGCCCAAGGTGGGAGAATTGGTTATCAAATGGGTGGTGGCGCAGACATGTCTCAGGAACCAACGACCATGTCTCAAGAACCAGCGACCATGGAACAAGAATCACCTGTGCAAGAATTATCTTACAATGAGTTAAGAGCAAGATTACCAAAAGATATAGATAATGAAATAGTTATGTTGTTAGCAAATAGTAAACAAGCTTTACTAGATTTTGCAAATATTAGAACACAACAAGACATAGCTTTGTTTAACCAACAATACGATGTAAACTTGACGTTGCCACAGGGGGCGTAACATGGAACCCTTTAAAAAAGATTTTAACAGAATCATAACTTCTGATGATGTTAATAATACAATAGAAGAATCTAGAAAGTTTTTAAACAAACAAAAGAAACCTGTAAAATTTACATGGAAAGGTCTTGCTGATTTTATAATAAGCACAGATTTAGGTAATCCATTAAGTTCGTATAATATAGCTTCTATAATGGATAAATCTTTACCAAGAATAACAGATTTAGCTGCAGGAAAAGATAAACCACAAGAAAAAGATTACATAGATTTTTTCGAAGATATGGAAAAATCTATTTTTGGAGCAGCTCAAAATACAGGATATGCTATTGGAGATTTAATAACTTCAGGTATTGATATAGGTGCTGCTGCTGTTGGAAAAGAAACAAGATTATCAGAAAGATTAACAGAAGAATATGAAGAAAATAAAATAGAAGAACCAGAAACTATATTAGGAGCTTTAAATAAAGTTTTAATTCAATACGGAGTAGGTGGCGGTGCTGTGCTTAAAATAATGAGCAGAGCAAAAAAATTAGTTTATGCAGGTGCAGCAAAATACGGAACTAAATCTCTTACAAAAGTTAAAAAGCCAACTAAAATTTCAAACGCGGTTGCAAAAAGTTCACAAATAGCAAAAAGAGTGGGATACATGGCTACTGCTTTTGGTGCCACAGATTTTTTAGTATCAGAGCCAGACAGAAAAAATTTACTTGTTGAAGAAGAGAACACAGAAGGATTGGAAGGATCTGAACTTGCTCTTGCTAGATTTAGAAATAGATTAAGATTTGGAGCAGAGGGCGCACTTATAGGTGGTGGTTTTGTATTAATGGGAAAACCTCTTGCCTTTGGTGCAAAGTATGGATTGTTTAAACCAGCAGCTTTTGCTGCAGGTTTAGGTTTAAAAGCTGTAGATACCGCTGTTGTCTCTCCGCTTTCATTTTTTGCATCAAGAGCGATTCCAACACCTGTTGCAAAAGCTTTAAAAAATTCAAGTAATTTTGTAATTGATAAAGCTGTTGGAACTTTAAAAGTAGGAACAGGTGCAAAACAAATGCCCAAGTTTGAAGACTGGAGATTATTTTCTATAAAAAGTAGTGATCCTCTTGAAAGAAGATTAAAAAGTTTAGATAATAAATTATCTTTTTTTAGATCTGTAGGTAGAATGACTGATAATACTTTTCAAATTTCTACAGAAGCAAAGACTATGATTAAAGCAAGATCTAGAACTATTGAAAAATATTTAGAATCAATTGAAAAAAAATCTTATGACTTAGCAAAAAGTTTTGAAAATCAATACAACAGCATGACTTCATCTCCTGCAAGTCAAGATTTTTATTTAGATAAAGTGTTAGCATTTTTAAAAGGTCAAATAAAAAAACAAGACTTACCAGTAGAATTACAAGAAACAGCTGTTTCTTTAAACAAAGAGTTATTAAATATTAAAAAAACTTTTGCTAATCTTTTACCTGCAGGTGATCTTAAAAATTTTATGTTAAATAATATTAAAACATACATGAGAAAATCTTTTGCTACATTTACAAACCCAGAATATCAAGCAAGTGATAAAGTAAAAGAAGCAGCATCAAAATGGATATTAAATAATGTTGTTAAAAGAAATAAAGACATAAGAGAAAGCGCTATCAATACATTAAAAACAGGCAAAATGACTAATGAACAGGCTTTAAAAGAAATGTCAGATTCTTTAATGAATAAAATATTAACGAATACAAAACAAGATAATGCGGACCCTCTTAAAATATTGCAACGTATTTCTAAAGATACTTTACGTTCAGATAAATTAATAAAAACAGGAGAGGAGTTACCAGATGCAATTAAAAAATTATTGGGAGAAGAAAATAATTTAAAATCTTCTGTATTACAAACTACATCACACGCAATTACACATGCTACAAACAAAGCTACTTTAGATAAATTAGCAAAGGTTGGTTTAGATGAAGGCTGGTTATTTAAAAGTCAAGCAGCTGCAGATGCAAAAAAAGCATTTGATGCTGTAAAGGTGGGTGAAATAAAAGGTATAGGTTTATTAAAAAGTGATGTGTCTAAGTTATATGCTTCAGCTGACATGGCAGCAGCAATAAAAGGTGCGCCAGGTAGATTTGATGGGTTATTACAATCAGGTATCTATAGAAATATTTTACAATTTAAAGTTGCTACACAGTTTGGTAAAACAGTTTTATCTCCAGTAACGCAAGTAAGAAACGTTACATCTGCTAGTATGTTTCCATTAGCTAATGGTCACATTGGTGGTAGAGCCTCCGTAACAGAATCATTAAGAATGACATTGGATGATATATTTGGTGCAGGTAAAGTAATTAACGAAGAGCAGTTTATAAAAAATATAGAAAATAAAATAAGACTTGGAGTATTAGACGAGAACGTTGTTGCTTCAGAATTAAAAGCAGTCTTACAAGATATAAGAGCCGGTGCAAAAGTAAAAAATATGGATAGTTTAATAGCTAAATTAGCTAATACTAAAATGGCAAAAACAGCTACTAGAATATACGCTGGAGGTGATAATCTTTGGAAATGGTATGGACATGAATATGTAAAATCTCAAATGAAAGGTATCTATAATAGTGTTGATGATATTGCTAAATGGTATGACGAGATTGTTGGTAGAAAATTTGATAAGTTTAACACGTTTACAGGTAAAGCAAAAACTTTTGATGATGCAATAGATGAAGCAGCTGCATGGCAAATAAGAAACACTTATCCAACATACAGTTTAGTGCCACAAATCATACAAGATTTAAGAAGATTACCTTTTGGTAACTTTGTATCGTTTCCTGCAGAAATGATTAGAACAACGTATAATATACTATCTCTTGGTGCAAAAGAGGCTCTGTCATCAAATGCAAAATTAAGACAGATTGGATATAGAAGATTGATTGGTGCGTCTGTTGTTTTAGGTGGAGCAGAACAAGGTGTAACAACTCTTGCTCAAAATTTAACCGGAACTACCAAAGAACAAATTGATGCTTATAAAAGAAGCTTGTCAGCTCCATGGAACTCTAGAGCAGCCATATTACCTATTAATAAATGGGTAGATGGTGTTGGTAAAGCAATTAATTTTTCATATTTTAGTCCCTATGATGTTGTAACTCAACCAGTTAACTCTCTTTTAAAAACAATAGAGGAGGGTAATTTAAAACAACAAGATGTAGATAAAGTTTTATTTAATATAATAAATCCTACTGGTGATGGACCAGTTGGAAAACTGTTACAGCCGTTTATTTCTGAGGCAATAGCAATTGAAAAATGGAACGATGTTGCACCTGCTGGATTTTTTACCGGTGGTAGAGGTGGTGTAACAAAAACAGGATCTAAAGTTTATTCAGAAAATGATGATCCTGACGTTAAAATTTACAAAAGTATAGCACATATACTTAAAGGTGTTAGACCTACAGCCGTAGACACAGGTTCAAAAATAATAGAAGGTGTACAAAAAGATATTAAAAGAGGTGGTCAAACTGTTAATTTGCAGGATGAACTGCTTGCTTTATTATCAGGAGTTAGAATTATTAACGTAAATGTTCCACAAAGTATGGAATTTAAAATAACTGATTACAATTCATCAATTAAAAAAGTTACAGAGTCAGAAAAATTTTATAGTTTAGAAAATTTTAGACAGAGAGGACCACTTGTAATGGCGCAGGAGTTTAGAGACATACAAGATGAAGCTTTTAAAATAAATCAAAATTTTTATTTCTTACTTCAAGATGCATTAACTGTTGGCGTGCCAGAATCAGTTTTAATTAAGTTATTAAGAAAAAGAAGAATACCTTTTGCAAAAGTTCAAAAACTTTTAAGAGGGCAAAACATTCCTTTTACAGGATATGAAGAACGTATGAAACTTAGAGTGAAAAGAGCTGAAGCTAAAAAAGATGAATTAGGAGAGGAGGGTGAAGTAGTGCGAGAATATTTTTATCCTAAAAATTTATTTAAAGATATTGTTAGAGAATACAAAGAAAAAAGTTTGATACCACAACTAAAAGAAGAAGAAGGAGAGGAAGGAACTTTTGAGTTTGAAAAATTTTTACCAAACGTAGATAATCAACAATCTAACTTACAAATACAAACACCACCATTAGGTTCAACACCTATGCCAAACAATAGATTATTTGCAAACGCACCTGTAAATACTAACTTGACACGTACAGAGAGTGCGTTACTATCAGATCCTTTAGAACGAGAGATTGCGAGAAGAACATAATGCCAAGCGGAGATAAAATTAAACCCAAAACAACAAGAGAGCATTTGCTTTCTATATATGGATATATTACAGGTATTAAAAAAGATATGAAACATATGCACGAAGGTATTCACGATTTGGGCGGTAAGATAGATAAGATCTATTGGGTGTTATTGGGTACTGTTGGGGCAGTATCACTTCTGTTGCTAGAAAAATTTTTGGATAAACTAACATGAATTTAAGTCGTAACTTCACCCTTCAAGAGCTTATTAAATCGGACACTGCAATCAGATTGGATATCAACAACAATCCAAACTCAGGGCAAATAGAAAAATTAAAAGCACTTTGTGAAAATATTTTACAGCCGGTACGTGATCACTTCGGCAGAGTTAAAGTGACTAGCGGATTCCGTAGTGAGCAGCTGTGTCTAAAGATAGGTAGCTCAGTCAACAGCCAACATGCCCGTGCAGAAGCGGCGGATTTTGAAGTGATGGGTACAGACAATGCAGAATTAGCGGACTGGATTTATGCAAACCTAGATTTTGATCAATTAATATTAGAATTCTACACACCAGGTGAACCTAACAGTGGCTGGATACATTGCAGCTACACACCTGATCAACCAAGAAAACAATTTTTACATGCTTTTAAATCAGAAGGTAAAACTAAATATAAACCTGTGCTAGGTAAAGCCACTAATTTAGTATAAAATCAAAAGATAAAATTCTTTTTTTAAATTTAATTTTGTTTGGTTCTGTATAATGCCACAAAAATTGTGGAACTATAACCATGTCACCTGGTTCAACAGGTGGTTTATACAATTTAGTCATGTCTTTTTCATCATTCCACGGTTGGATATATGTGGTTAACGGTGAGTTTTTATGCATGTCTAAATATAAAATACCACAATAACCGGTAGAACTATGATTGTGTGGAACATGGTATTGACCTTGATGATAAACTACAGACCAAACTCTTTGTAATAATATTTTAGAATTATATTTTGTTGAAATTAATCTAAATTCATCTTTAAATATTTCTCTAAATTCTGTGTTAATACTACATTTATTTCTATTACTATAAAAATTATCTTGTGGCATCTCTGGATATTTAGCTAAAACTTTTTCAAGAGCTTTCTTTTTATTTTTAAAATTTACACATTTAATTTTAAAAAACTCTATTTTAAATACAGGTTCTATAAAATATTTTATATCCATTTTCTTAATTCTTCACCCATAACTTCAGATGCAATATTTATTTTATTACGTAAAGCCTTTACAATTTTTTCATCAACCGTATCTTCAGCTATTAAATCAATATAAGTCACAGTTTTCTTTTGCCCTATTCTGTGTGCTCTGTCCTCTGACTGTAGTCTTTTTTCTAAATCATAACCATTGGAGTAATATATCACGGTATTTGCTTGTGTAAGTGTAATACCATAGCCACCTGTTTGTGGTGTGCCTATTAAAAATCTACAGTTAGGATTAGTTTGAAACTTACGAATATTATCTTGTCTATCTTCTTGTGAAGTTAGACCATAATAATGAACGTAAGAGTCCTCACCATAATCTTTTATTATTCTTTGTATAATTTCACCCACACTTAATTGATAGTTAGCCCAAATAATTGCTTTACCCTCTGTCTCTTCTAACACATTCATTAACTCATTTAATCTATTGCTTTCAACAGATTGAGTAGAACCGTCATCAGCTGTAAAATGTCCACAAGTTATTTGATGTAATCGCATTAGTTGTGTGAGAACCGTCATAGTGGTTGTAACTTTACCATTCAATACAGCCATAGCAGCTTTTTTCATTTGCTCGTATATCTTTTTTTGATCTGGTGTTAAAGACACATGACGTTTAATAAATACTTTTGGTGGTAAATCTAAACAGTCTTCTTTTAAAACTCTTTCAGAAAATGTTTTTACAGTCTCTGATAATTCACCAAGATTTTTAAACTCACTAACAACTTGTATGGATCGTCCTCTAAGATGCATAGTTTTCATTTCTGCATATCTATTACGGAAAGCGTAGTAAGAAGTAAAATCCAACAACCACGGATCAAGGAACTCACACTGACTATATAAGTCTAATGGATTTTTTGTAATAGGAGAACCCGTCATGATACGTCTGTATTTTGCTTGCTTACCAAGCGATATTATATTTTTAGTTCTCTTTGCAGCTGGATTTTTTATAGTTGTAGATTCATCCACGGCCATTAATGTGTTATGACACGATAAAAATTTTCTAGCAAAACTAACACCTTTGTCTGTGGATAAAGCCTCGACGTTCATTATAAAAATGTGTAATGAAGTTTCGTTTTGTAAAATTGCATCTAATTTTTCTTGTTGTCTTTTAATTATATTTGGTTGCCATAACACGGTCACATTTTCTATGTGATTTGGCAAATGCGTAGGAAGCTCTTGTTCAAACCAAGTTTTAACTACGCCTTTTGGTGCAATAATTAAAGCGCCATCTACTTTACCTTTATCGTAAAGCATAGCTAAATTATCTATTAATACTTTTGTTTTACCTGTACCCATCTCCATAAAATAGGCAAAGTTTTCTTTATTCCATGACTTTTCTAAAGCAGTCATTTGATGCTTGTAAGGTTTTGTTTTAAATTTATATCTCATAATTTTTTCTTTCTAGACTTGACATATAGTTGCTCCTATATTATATGTCAAGCATAATGTCAGAAAGAATAGTTTACGTTATACAAGAAGTTGCAGGCACACAAGCTGGCAATCCCAAAATAAATATTATGGGTGCATCTAGCTATGGTAAATTAAAATTTTTATTACCAGAGTTTTCGCAAATGATTTTTTCTCCTGGCCCTTTAGTTTTTAAATTAAGGCAAGGACTAAAAAATTTTAATCCAGGTGATCATTTATTATTAACAGGTGATCCTGCATTAATAGGTGTTGCATGCTCTATTGTATCTGATATTACAAATGGTAAATACAATTTGTTAAAGTGGGATAAACAAGAAAGAAAATATTATCCTATTGAAATTAATCTATACGAGAAAGGAGAAATAGATGACAATTGATTTTGAAAAAGATCAACAGGATGCAATGAAAAAGACTGGCAATATTCAGTCACTTGCAGATCAGGTTGAAAAGTTAGAATCTTTACAAGCAAGATTACAACTACAAGAAGACAATATGAAAAATACAAAAGCAGAAATACAAAAAGTTTCTGGAGATATCATACCTACTATGATGTCTGAAATGGGTTTATCAGAATTAAAGTTACAAGATGGATCACATCTTAAAGTAGCTACGTCGTATCGTGCAACCATATCGGAAGCAAATAAAGAAGCGGCGTTTAACTGGCTTCGTAACAATGGACTAGGAGATATTATTAAGAATGAGATCTCGGTGTCTTTTGGTCGTAACGAAGATAACAAGGCAGCATCTTATGCTGAACTTGCGAAGGGTCAAGGGTTCCAACCGACACAAAAGATGAAGGTAGAACCCATG